GTTCGCAGGACGTAGGTGGGATCATTGAGTCCAACAAGGCTCAGTTCAACTCATACGATGAGCGCGCTCGATGGAGCGATAACCTTTTCGGGAACAAGATCGCCTCTGTGCCTTTGGTTGTGATTGACGATCTCAACAAAAAGGGCATCATGCGAGGGTTCCATGTGGTTGACCAGGCTCGATTCAAAGAGTGGCTCAATCATCCTGACAATCGCGCATTCCGCACCCGTCCAGGGAGGGTCTGATGGCTATCGCCACTTATTCCGATCTAAAGACCACGGTAGCAAACTACCTTGCTCGGTCTGATCTGACGAGTCAGATTCCTGACTTCATCACATTCGCGGAGAACCGCCTTCGCCGGGATTTGCGGATTCGCCAGATGTCTAAGTTGGTTTATGCGACCATGACGGCAAATACCGCCACAGTCTCATTGCCCAATGACTTTCTGGAGATTCGGGACATCCATCTGAATACGACTCCAATTTATGCGCTGGAGTACCTCTCTCCCAATATCTTCTATCGCAATGCCGATGTGACGGATACTGGGGTTCCGAGGAAATACACGGTTCTGGCAGATGACTTCCAGTTTGCCCCGATCCCGGATTCGGCCTACAACGTCCGAATGCTGTACTACGCAGCTCCGGCTTATCTGAGCGACACGAACACCTCAAATGCGTTCTTGGCGAACTGCGCTGATGCGCTGCTTTACGCTTCTTTGGGTGAGGCAGAGCCTTATCTGATGAATGATGAGCGTCTTGCGACCTGGGCAGCTCTGTATCAGAGGGCAGTTGACTCTATCAATGCTTCCGATGATCGGGGAGAATACGCAGGTGTTCCTCTCACCATGACTTTGGCTAGGAGATAAAAATGGCTGAAATGTCGAATTACTTGGAGAACGCGCTTGTAAACGCGACTCTCCGCAACACTTCTTACACGAGTCCCACCACGGTTTTTGTGGCGCTATACACCACAGACCCGACTGATGCGGATACGGGTACTGAGGTGAGCGGCAATGGATACGCCCGTCAGAGCGTGGCTTTCTCGGCTCCCTCAAACGGTGCGACCTCAAACTCTGGTGCTGTGGAGTTTCCGCAAGCCACGGGTTCGTGGGGCACGGTTGCCTACATTGGCCTTCGGGATGCTTCCTCGGGCGGGAATCTGCTGTATCACACCGCTTTGGATGCATCCAAGACCATCGCTACGGGTGATGTGTTCCGCATCGCCATTGGATCACTCACCGTCACCTTGACGTAATGGCCGATCTCTACCCGCCGTGGACAATAGACTCCCTTGATAATCTCAAGGCGAGTCTAGATGACCTCACGCTAACGCTTGATTCTCCGCTTTATGAGACAAGCGTTACTCGGTGGGATGCCGCTGGTGCTGTAATCGCTTCAGCGAGTGTTACGGCAAACGGAACACGGGTTCAGGATGCCACTGCTGCGATAACAGCATCTGCGAGTGTTTCCGCATCTGCTCAACTTGTGCAGAATGCGTCGGCATCAATCACAGCATCTGGCACTTGCGAGGCAAACGCACAGATCATCATTCCGGGCGCGGCATCGATTACTTGCTCGGCTACGGTCACAGCTAATGGCGGGATGACATACGATGGTTCTTGCTCGATTACGGCAAGAGCGGATGTTTCATGTAACGCCAACATCACGGCTAGTGGGACTGCTTCAATTACAGCTTCCGCGACTGTGACCTGTGACGCATCTGAGCAGGGAGAGGAGTGGGCTGATGTTGTATTGCCCAACTTCAACTGGACAAACGTGACACTCCCAACGAATACATGGAGTCTCGCTTAAGGGGAGCGACATGGCAGAAACAAAGATCGTGTTCGGTGAGTGGCTCCCAGATCAGCCTGGCGTGTCTGGTGCGCTCCAGGCGGCATACAACGTCTATCCTCAACAGGTTGGATATGGGCCGATTCCTTCATTGGCGAACTACTCCAACAATGCTTCCGAGAACCTGACCGCTGTTTACTCTGGAAAGATCAGCGGTTCGTCGACTCTTTTCGCTGGCGGTGCTTCTAAGCTGTTCAAGTACGACTCAGGAACTCGCAACCTGAGCGATGTGTCAAAGGTTGGAGGCTACACGGGTTCTGGAAAATGGAAGTTTGTCCAGTTTGGTGATGTGCTTCTAGCGACTAACAATTCGCAGAAGATTCAGTCATTCACTCTGAACTCTGGAACTGCATTTGCTGATGTGAACGCATCCGCTCCTGTTGCAGAGTACATCACGGTGGTTCGCGACTTTGTTGTCGCGGCAAACATCTCCTCTTATCCCAACCGAGTCCAATGGTCTGACATCAACGACGAGACAGACTGGACTTCTGGGCCTACCTCTCAATCGGACTACCAAGACATTCCTGATGGCGGAGACATCCAGGGGATAACAGGTGGAGAGTTTGGCCTTGTCCTGTTGGAGAAGGCTATTGTTCGGATGAGCTACATCGGCTCTCCGCTGTTCTTCCAGTTCGACACCATCTCTCGTGAGATTGGGTGCTATGAACCTGGATCGGTCTGTCAGTACGGGAACATGACGTTCTTCCTGTCGGATGACGGGTTCTATATGTGCGACGGCCAGAGAGTCACGCCCATTGGCGCTGAGAAAGTTGATCGCTGGTTTTGGAATGACCTTGAGCCTGCCTACGCGAACTTTAGCTCTGCTGTCGATCCGATCAAGAAGGTTGTGATCTGGTGCTATCAAAACACCACTGGCGGGTATTCCCTGCTGATCTACAACTGGCAACTCAACCGCTGGTCTTACGGCACAACTGCTGCCACCTACATCGCTTCTGCGGCCACTGCCTCCACAACCCTTGAGGGATTGGACTCGTTCTCTGCCTCGATTGATGCGCTCACCGTGTCTTTGGACTCACGGCAATGGCTGGGCGGGAAGCTGGTGTTTGCGGGGATTTCTGGGGCCAGGATCGTCACCTTTGAGGGGCAGCCGATGTCTGCCTTCATTGAGACTGGCGACCTAAGCGCAAGTGCGAGCCTTATCACTTTGGCCCGTCCACAGATCGACAACGGCTCTGCTACTGTGGCGGTTGCTTCTCGGGAGATGCTTGACGACACAATCACGTACTCAACGGCTGTGGCTGCAAGTGATGAAAACCGTGTCTCCCTCAGAAGCTCAGGAAAATACCACCGGATCAAGGTTGTTCCTACGGGCAACTGGACAACGATGGCCGGAGTTGATGTGAATATCGTCGGGAGAGGCCGTCGATGATGTTTCGTGTTCTCCCCCCGTTTGGCGCTGATCCTCGCGGCATCGCTGAGGTAGTCAATGGGTTGATGAATGGCAAGTCCAACAACACGGGGACTGTCACTCTCGCCACGGGTGGGGCATTGACCACGACTCTCTACGACGAGCGGATAAGCCCGGACACGAAGATCGTTCTTCTACCGTTCTCTGCTGCCGCTTATGCCGATCAACTGCCTTTTGGAGCGTTTCAGGACTCAACCGACCAGACTGCGGCCTCGACCACAGCGGCCTATGCGGTCACTCTGAACACGACTGATTACTCAAACGGGATTACGGTCTCCAACAGTTCTCGGGTCAACTTCAAGAATCCTGGGACGTATAACATCCAGTTCTCGCTCCAGTTCGCAAATACAGACTCACAGATTCAGGACATTGACATTTGGTTCAGGAAGAATGGGACTGATGTGGCCGGGAGTAACAGTCGGTACTCAATCCCAAATAAGCATGGCAGCATCAACGGCCATCTGATCGCGGCTCTGAACTACTTTATTGAGCTGGCCGCGAATGACTACATGGAGGTCATGTGGGCAACAACCTCAACAGCGGTTTCGATTGAACAACTCCCTACTCAGACAAGCCCGACCCGTCCGGCGACTCCAAGCGCAATCGTGACGGCAAACTGCGTATCAATGGCGAGCATTGCAAATGTGTACGTTTCATCGCAGACTCAGGGATCGGCAACTATCAGCCATTACGCTAATTCCACAGCCGATAAGACCTTTGCTTACATTTTGGTGGGATGATGGAAGTCCGATTGATTTCCCCCAACGATCTGCGACAATGGTGGCGATTCGTCAGACCAGGACTGGAGATGATTCTCCACAAGACCCCGGAAGGATGGATTCCCGAGGATGTGTATACAGACTGTTTTAACGGGAAATCTATGCTCTGGATCGGCCTGGTTGATGCAAGGCCAATCGGGTTCATGGTTCTCCAGCCCCGAAACGACGCACTCCATGTTTGGTGCGCGTACCTTTCCGAAGTCGGGTACTTCGACGCAGGCTGGCAGCATCTTATGAACATTGCTCAACACGGTGATGCGAAACGCCTCACTTTTGAATCTTGGCGACCGGGTTGGACGCGCAAGGCAAAGCAACTCGGTTTTAAGCCCCGTTCGTGGGCGCTGGAGGTCTAAATGGGTGGTTCTACGCGAACTCAAACGACGACGAACGAACTCGATCCCGCAGTCCGTCCGTATGTCCAATATGGTCTGAGCGAAGCCCAACGGCTCTATCAGACCGAAACTCCTCAGTATTACCCTGGGCAGACCTTTGTTGGGCCTTCTGCCCAGACCCAGCAAGGCTTGACCGCTCTGCAACAACGAGCAGTGATGGGATCGCCTCTCCTTCCGGGCGCTCAGAGACAGGCTCTCTCCACTATTCAGGGTCAATACCTAGGTGGAAACCCTTTCTTCCAAGGGGCGTTTCAGCCTGCCGCACAAGCCGCGCAGCAGTCTTTCTATGACGCGATGCAGGGTATTTCCTCCAAAGCATCTCAGGCTGGTCGGTATGGATCTGGCGCGATGGGTCAACTTCAGGATAGAGCTTCTGGTCAGTTGGCTCAGACTCTTGCGAATACTGCTGGTCAGCTGGCATACCAGAACTACGAAGCTGAACGCGCTCGACAGCAAGCAATGATTGGTGGCGCTCCTGCATTGGCGGCGGCTGACTACGGCGACATTCAGCAACTGATGGGTGCTGGACAGACCGCAGAGGGCTACCAACAAGCCGCTCTTCAAGCCGATATCAATCGCTTCAACTTCCTTCAGGGTCTGCCCCAGGCGCAACTCAATCAATATCTGGGTGCGATTTACGGCGCTCCGAGGGGTTCTGTGCAAACGACTCCCGTTTATTACAACCGCGCTGGTGGCGCACTTGGTGGCGCTCTGGCTGGTGGCTCAATGTTTGGGCCTGTAGGCGCGATTGGCGGCGGTCTCCTTGGCCTTTTGGGTGGGTGATATGAATGAACTTTTTGCGCAGCTTTTTGGACAAGGCCCGAGTTACGCTAATGCTCTTTTCGGAGAGGATGAAGCGGCTCGTCTTCGGCAACAAGCCCAACAGCAAGGACTCCTGAATGTTGGTCTATCCTTACTTGCTGGGGCTGGGCCTAGTCCTCAGCGTCGCGGTGTGGGTCAACTTCTGGCGCAGGGTGTAGCCGCAGGCCAGCAGGCATACGCCGGAGCCTATGACAAGGCTATGCGGGATCGGATGATCCAAGAGCAACTGGCAGAGCGTCAGCAGGCTCGGGCAGAGCAACAACTCGCCCAGCAGATTCTCCCGCAGATTCTTCGTCCTAGCGCAACCCAAGAAATCTATGGTGAAGACATCATGGGTCAGCGGGTTGGCGAGGGCGTGCGAGTTATGCCTCCAAGTATTGACACGGCTGCGCTCCAGCAACTCCTTACTCGCGCACCAAGTGTGGCCGCAAAGGTTCTTCCTACCGTTGAGGCTCTTGAGAAACGACTAGCCCCGGAAACTCGTGAGGTTGGCGGTGTTCTGTATGAAAAGCGCGAGGGGACTTGGACGCCAGTTGCTGGTACGCAGAAACGGAACACTGTAACCGTTGGAAATCGAGTTCTTGATGCCAACACGATGCAAGTCTTGTTTACTGCTCCTGATGCTCCAGCCGCATCAATCAAAGAGTTTCAAGATTTCCAGAGGCTTACTCCGCAAGAGCAGAAATCTTACATCTCCTTACAGGAGCAGAAGCGCCCGACAACGACGATTCAAATGCCGACTGGAGAGGAGCGTAAGGCCGCTGTCTTGGCGCAGCGTTTGAACTTCTCTGTCAATCAGATGAACCAGGCTATCGGTCAAGAGCCAACGGCTGCAATTCCAAACACAGCAGCCGAAGTCGCTAGGTTCTTTACTGGAAGTGAGTTTCTTGCAAACAAGCTCAATCCAGAGCAGCGTCAAGTTGTTGAGGCCGCGCAATTGGATGTGTTGGATGCTGCGCTTACTTTGGGTACTGGTGCTGCATACACAAGAGAACAGCTGGAAGGCTATCGCAAAGCCTACTTCCCGCAGTTGGGTGACAAACCTGAGCAGATTAAAACAAAGCGTGAGCGTTTGCAGAATATTCTTGAGTCTGCTGCCATTGCTTCTGGTAGGGCTGCCTCGTCAATTGGTGCGCCAATGCCAGCAATGCAAGCTGCACAAACTCCTGGTGATCTTGCTGCTCAGGCTAGGGCTGAGCTTGAGCGCCGTCGTGGGGGGCAATAATGGACTTGTCCAAACTTTCAGAGAAAGACCTTGAGGCTATCGCTGCGGGTCGGATGCAGGATGTCTCTACGGCTGGACTGCAAGTCATTGCCGGAGAACCGCAAAGACCTCAACGGTCTCGTGCAGATGAGCTTCTGCGCCAGTTGGGCCTGACTGCTCGCGCTGGGATTGAAGGGGCAGCGTCCCTCCCGTCGATGGTTGCCAATGTCCCGTATGCCTTAACGGATGTGGGGATCGGTTTGGCTCAGAAGATGGGGGCGAATGTTCCTACTCTTCAGCAGCGCGGAATCTCTGCGACTCGATCTGGACAGATCATTGCCGACATTCTTGGGCTTCCTAAGCCTGAGACTCAAATGGAGCAGGGCGTTCAGTCCATCGCTCAAGCAATGACAGGGGCCGGGAGTGCTGCTCGAATGGCTGCTGCCGCTGCGCCTCGTCTAGCATCGCCTACCGCTCAACAAACCGCCCAAACACTCGCTCAAAGCCCATTGGCTCAGGTGTTGGCTGGCGGAACCGCTGCTTCTGCTACTGAGGCAGTCAAAGAGATGGGTGGCGGGACTGGCGCCCAGTTGGCTGCTGGTCTGTTTGGTGGCGCAATGATCCCCGGTTCTGCTGGTGGCGCTCAGACGGTTAGCCGAGCTGCTCGAGAGATCGTCCGACCTGGCACAGAAGCTGGCCGCGAGGTGATCGCCGGGAATGTTCTTCGGTCTCTTGCCTCTGATGCAGAACGCGCAATTATGGCGGCTGAGGGCTATCAGGCTCCGATCGCCGGGTATCGTCCGACCACGGCACAAGCCACCCGAGATATCGGTCTAGCATCTGCTGAGACTCCTATCCGTGGCCTTGACCAGACTGGAAAGTTCGCTCAGCAACAGGTCGAGGCCAACCGCGCTCGGATGGCGATCCTTGACCGTCTTGCCAAGGACAAGGATGCTCTTGAGAGGGCAGCGGCCAAGCGTGATGAGGTTACATCTCCTTTGCGCGAGGAAGCCTTCCTGAAGGCTCAGAATGTTTCTCCTGAGACATTCCAGTCTGCCACCGCCCTGACGGTTAATAGGACGATTGACGACATCCTTAAGTCGGATGTTGGCGCTCGTGGAACGGTCATTAAAACGATGAACTGGGCAAAAGAGCAACTCTCAAGGGGAACCACTCCTGCGCGTATGTATGAGGTTCGCAAAGACCTCCGCGATGCCGCTCAAGGATTGTTGGACAAAGAGGGTGCTGCTTATAGCCTTGCCAAGCGTGAACTGGAGCAAGTCATTCGCTCTGTTGATGATGCGATTGATTCCGCCGCGCCTGGATACAAGGATTACCTTGATAAGTACGCTAAGTCTAGCCGTGGCATTGAGCGCATGGAAGCTGCTCAGCAGTTCCGTGGAAAGGTAATGTCAACGATCCCCGATCCGTCAAACATCGGGGAATACCTTATCTCTCAGCCTTCTTTTACCAGGGCTATCAGGGCCGCAGCAGAAGACACAAAGCTGTCCAAGACTCAACTTGCGGTCTTGCAGCGTGTTTCTCAGGACATTGACTCTGGCGTATTGGCTCGAGCCACCAAAGTTCCGGGTTCAGACACCTTTAAAAATTTGAGTACCGCGAACATAATTGGGGGCATTGTTGGAAAGCAAATGTTCGGAGAGGTTCCTCCGGCCTTCGCTAAGGTGGTGGCCCCGATGAATTGGCTCTACAACGGCTCAGACGATGCTATTCGCCAGCTCTTAGTGGATGCAATGCTTGATCCTCAACTTGCTGCCAAGATGATGCGTAGAGCAACACAGGCGACTGTTGAACCCTTGTCAGAAGAGCTGAAGAAGAAGGCTCTTGCTGGCGGTCTTGGAACTGCATTTGGATTGGAATAAATCATGCCACGCGCAAAAATCTCAGAGTTTTCGACCACCGCTGGTGATAACACCGACATCGATGGAATCAACATCGCGGAGGGTTGTGCCCCGAGTGGTATCAACGATGCCATTCGTGAGCTTATGGCCCAGCTCAAGGACTTTCAGTCCGGCGCTGCGGGTGACAATATCACGGTTGTTGGTACACTCGCAGCAAAAGGCACATCCTCTTCCGGGGCTGACCTGAAGCTGTATGAGGACACCGACAACGGCACGAACTATGTCGGGTTCATGGCTCCTGCATCCATCGCATCTAACGTCCAATGGACGCTTCCTAATGCAGACGGATCAGCGAACCAAGTGCTTCAGACAAACGGATCTGGAGTGCTGAGTTGGTCTACACCTTCTTCTGGCATCACCACTGGCAAATCCATCGCTATGGCGATGATCTTCGGGTTCTAAGGGGAAATCATGGCAAACCCAAATATCGTTAACGTAGCCGCGATTTACGGCAACAACGCAAGTGTCTCGTTGTCCACCACGAGCGCCACAAGCATCGTGAGCAACGCTGCTTCTAGCGGCAAGGTGTTCAAGATCAACACCATCATGGTGGCGAACGTGGACGGCACCAACGCTGCTGACATCACCATCAACAAGTACAGCGCGGCGGCACTGGGCGGCACGGCATTCCCGATTGCCTCGACCATCTCCGTCCCTGCTGACGCAACCCTGATCATCGTGGATAAGACCACCTCCATCTACTTGTTGGAGAACGAGTCCATCGGTGCGACAGCGGGTACGGCAAGTGACTTGGTGGTGACTGCCTCTTGGGAAGAAATCAACGCCTAATAGGAGGCAGCGATGCCGCTTCGTCCTCCTGCCGGGTTCATCTCGGCAAACAACGCCACAGATTTTGGGGATTTATCAATCCAAAATTGGTATCTTGCTGCCTGTTCTTCGTCTACAAGAGGTGTATTTGGCGGCGGTCAGTTTAGCAACGCAACCAACGTGATTGAGTACATTACAATTGCCTCAACAGGTAACGCTACAGATTTTGGTGACTTAACGGTTTCTAGAAACCAACTTGCAAGTTGTTCTTCTTCTATTCGTGGTGTGTTTGGTGGCGGCGGTAATGGAACGGGCGGATACTTCAACATCATTGATTACATCACCATTGCCTCCACAGGAAATGCTACAGATTTTGGCGACCTGTACACCAATCAAACCTTCTACCTGTCTGCTTGCTCTGATAGCCACGGAGGTCTATAACCATGCCTAGTTATTCCGGCGTATGGACTCTTACGGCTCAGTTCCAGGCTATTGGTCAAAACAACTGGCCTAGTCCTCCCGCTTATGGATTGTTTGGTGGTGGGCAGGTGACCACAAACGTAATTGACTACATCAATATAAACACCACTGGAGATGCTACAGACTTCGGTGATTTGACTGTTGCCAGATACGGGCTTGGCGCGTGTAGTTCGGCCACTAGGGGTGTCTGGGGTGGAGGCAGAGATGTTGGTGGCGCTCGTCAGAACGTGATGGATTACGTTACTATCGCAACTGCTAGCAATGCCACAGACTTTGGAGACCTGTCTTCCATAGTCTCCGATATAGCGGCGTGTTCTTCCTCAACCCGTGGTGTGTTCGGTGGTGGGTATGTTGCCGGAACAACTATGACTGCCGCGATGGAGTACATCACGATTGCCAGTACGGGAAATTCAACAAGTTTTGGCAATCTTACGCAAGACTCTGGTTTGATGGGCGCTTGCGCTTCCCCGACACGAGGGATATTTACGGCGGGGAATACGTCTCCATTCGGCACACCATCCAACGTTATAAGTTATATCACCATTGCAACAACTGGAAATGCGATTGACTTTGGAGACTTGTTACTAGACAACCAAGTGTTTACGGGATGCTCTAACAGTACTCGTGGGTTGTTTGGCTGTAGCAGTTCTAACGGTTCTCTTTCAATCCAGTACATTACTATTGCTACCACAGGTAATGCTATTTCCTTTGGGGCTTTGTCCACAGTTGGCGCAGATGTTGCCGCGTGTGCCTCAACGGCCAGAGGTGTATTTGCAGGTGGTCAACCAAACAGCAACATCATCCAATATGTGACGATTGCGACAACAGGTAATGCGGTCGATTTTGGAGATTTGACCGTTGGAAGACATCGGTCTGCCGGTTGCTCCAACGCCCACGGAGGTCTATAAATGAGTCATCAGTGGCCCGGTGGCCTGATCCGCAAGACGCCCCCCACTCCGGCAGGCCCATACCAAGACGGTGCTGCTCCGGGGGTATGGACGCTAGACCAGATGACTTACTGGCTCAAGCAAGGGCTGTGGCCGATTGCTGGTAACACCCAACGAGGTTTGTTTGCAGGTGGCCAAAACTCATCTGGCTCGGGCACCAACGTAAACACCATTCAATACATAACCATAACTACAACCGGAAACTCTACTTACTTTGGAGACTTGACAACTGCTGGAGCAACGACTGGACTTGCTTCTTCCACGAGGGGAGTATTTGGCCCCATTGGTGCTCCATTCGTTGCGGCAAATACAATAAATTATGTAACTATAGCCTCAACTGGGAACGCTTCTAGTTTTGGGCAACTTTCTGTTGCACGCGCACCGCTTGCAACTTGTTCCTCGTCAACCCGTGGATTATTTGCCGGTGGCGATGATGGTAGTGCTCGATCAAACGTGATTGACTACATTACTATTGCATCTGTAGGTAACGCAACAGATTTTGGCGATCTTACGGTCGCAAGAAACTCAGCAGCAGGTTGCGCATCCCCAACAAGGGGTGTTTTTGCAGGCGGCGCAGCAACTGGCGGTGTTATTGGAAATGTAATAGATTATGTAACTATAGCAACTACAGGTAATGCAACAGATTTTGGAGACTTGAGTCAAAGTACGCAGAGCGCCGGAGGTTGCTCATCTTCGACTCGCGGATTGTTTGCAGGCGGTTATGGCTCATCTGGCAGCCCAGTCAATGTAATTGAATATGTCACTATCGCGTCTGTAGGTAATGCAACAGATTTTGGTGATCTTACCCAATCGGTATTAGATTTGGCCGGATGTTCATCAGCAACCCGAGGAGTTTTTGGCGGCGGAGCAACTAGCAATTCTTTTGCATCAACAACAAATGTTATCCAATATGTAACTATTGCATCCGTAGGTAATGCAACAGATTTTGGAGATTTGTCGTCTGGCCTATGGTATCTTGGCGCTTGCTCTAACGTCCACGGGGGTCTTTGAATGAACGATCTGATCATCAGCAACATGAATACCGCTCTGGCGGTGAAGAAGCCCGAGTACAACCTGATGCTGAAGAACATTCAGGATCGGATGCCTGCCGTTGTGCAGGACACGAGCAACTTCCACAAGAGCCACAGCCAGTTCATGCAGGTTGCTCTGGACGTAACGGCCATCACGCCGATCCGCTCCATCAAGCATTCCTTGGCTGAGATTGACCGTACCCGCTCCGCGCTTCAGGAGGCGTACATCAACCTGCGCAAGAAGCAGGTGGAACTCAAGCGCAAAGAAGCCGCCTTGGAAACCATGACCGACCCGTTTGATCGGGAGTTGTTGGAGATTGAGATTCTGGAAATCAATGGCCAGATCGAAGGCACCCAGAACCATGTAAACGGCGCCATCCGCAAAATGAACTTCTTTGTCAATCAACACAAGCAACTGCTTGAGAAGGTTGGCAAGAACGAGATCACCGAAGAAGACTACGAGCGTGAGGAAGCCCGGTATCACATCATGACCTGCATGAAGCAGGCGCTGAACGCTGCCCGGTCGCGTAACGGCATGATTGATGAGGGCAACCTGATCTACTTGTTCGACCTGGGTATCAATGCCGCTCAGGCGCAGGCTGAAGTCTTTGCCTACTTGAACATGGAGAATCAACTCATCTCCAACGGTCAGGCACCCACGCACGAGATGACGATGCGGTGGTTGGAGGCTTGTGCTGACAAGTGGGCAGATGATCCGGCCAAGTTTGCTGCCCGTCGCGGGTTCTCCATCTTTGATCGGTCTTCCCTGACCAACTCTCCCCTGCTGGAGCAGGCTCCTGACCCGGATCAGAAGGCTGCGTGATGCATCTGGTCATCGGCACTCCCTGCTACGGCGGGATGATGTGTACGGAGTACACGCAGTCTCTCTTGTCTCTCAAGGAAGCCTGCCTCCAGTACGGCATCAAGATGACCTGCATCTTCCTGGGCAATGAGTCCTTGGTGCAGCGTGGCCGGAACACCATCGCGCATCACTTCATGGGTATGCCGGATGCAACCCATCTGATGTTCATCGACGCTGACCAGAAGTTTGTGGCGAACGACATCGCCCGAATGATCAAAGCGGACAAGGGAATCATCGGCGGGGCGGTGCCCATGAAGGGTATCAACTGGGAAAAGGTGCGGCAGGGAGCGGTTTTGAACCATCCCAACCTATCCAACCTGACCGGCGTGTTCAATCTGAACAAGTTGCCCGGCCACGAGATGATAGACCCTAACCTGCCGTTCCAAGTCAAGCACGTCGGGACTGGATTTATGTTGATCCGTCGGGATGTGTTTGAGAAACTTCAGCCCCATGTGGGTTGGTACACCAATGGCGGCGTAAGTATCAATCCCGAGGATAAGGTCTACGACTACTTCAAAGTTCAGAACGTAGACAACCAATTGCTCTCGGAAGACTACAACTTCTGCCATATGTACCGTGAGCATGGTGGACAGGTTTGGGTTGCCCCGTGGTGCGTCCTGGGGCACTTTGGCGCATATCTTTTCAGTGGGCAGTACGCCCAACAAGGAGCACTTGATGGCACACCATTGCATTAAATACCGTCTAAATGCTGACGGCACCATCCCTTCTTTCCTGTGCCTGCACCCAGAGGGTGTGGGTGGGGTGTTTGTTGTGGCCGATCCCGCTACGTCTAGCCCTCGAGACATGGTGATGATCGGGTTGTCGGAGAACGACGACACGGGTGACGCTGAAGTCATCCCGACCAAGGATGATCTGCAAGCCTATCTGGCTTCTGTAGGCACGGGATGGACGGAGCCAGACCCGGCAGACCCCGCCAATCCCCCGGTGCCGTTTGATCCTGCCAAGTGGGCCAATTGGGTATGGGATCGTAAGGTTGCTCTTGATGCAGGTTGATCATGGAAGAAACGGTTGAAACAAAGTTTTTTGCACATGAGGCTGTTTGTGCCGAGCGATACGCTGGCATCAATGCTCGTCTTAAACGACTTGAGCAGATTCTGATTACCAGCGCCGGAGCAATCATCCTTCTGTTGATTGGTCTAGTGACCAAGTTGTAGCATGGTTGATCCGCTGACTGCGATAGCTGCTGTATCGTCAGCGGTTAACCTGATAAAGAAGGCATCCAAGGCTGTCGACGATGTTCGCAGTCTTGGGCCTCTTTTGGGTAAGTATTTCGATGCCAAACACGAGGCAACGAAGGCTGTAGCCCAAGCTAAGAAGAAGGGCGGCTCCAACATGGGGATGGCGATCCAGGCCGAACTCCAGTTGATGCAGCAAAAGCAGTTCGAAGACGAACTGAAGATGATGTTCTTCACCACCGGGAACGCTGATGTTTGGGAAAACATCCAAATCCGTGTGGCTCAGATGAACCGAGATGATGCGCTCGAGGCCAAGCGGGAGAAGGAAGCAGCAGCCCGTCGAAAGAAGCAGATCGCTCAGATGATTGAGACTGGGATCGGTGTTGTGCTGATCGTTGCGATGATCGGAGCGATGGCATACATGGCATACCTCGGATGGGGCCATTGCAAAGAAACCAAGGAGTGTGGATTTTGAGAGTCCTGCCGAACACTATGTCTCGCTCTGAGCGGGAGGCGTATGTCAAACAATGGGCCGCGATCACGATCTCTATCTTTGCGCTGATCCTGGCTGTGAATGGGATGTTTGGGGGTTCCAATTCCTCCAAAGTCTTGAACAATACGATCCAGGCCAACAATTATTGGGCGTGGTATCAAGCCAAGAATGTCAGGGCAACGATCTATGAGACCTCTGGAGCCTCGGAGAAGGAAGCGAAGCAAAGAGCCGACATGGAGGAGATATCTGAGAAGGCTCGGGCTGCTGAGACTGCGCGTGACCTCGCCAAGACACGGAGCCCTTGGTTCTCGTACGCTGGCATGGCGCTCCAACTCTCCATTGTTCTCTCATCTGCTGCGATTCTTGCAGTAATGGTTCAACTCCTGTGGGTGAGTGTTCTGGTCGGTGGACTCGGAACCTCTCTCATGGTTTACGCGATGGTGATCTGATGCTGTCTCTTCTTTCTACACTTGGTGGCCTGTTGATCTCTGGCCTTCCCAAGCTCCTAGAGTTCTTCCAAAACAAGGCAGACCAGGCCCATGAGCGGGAACTGGCAAAACTTTCCACAGAGAGAGACCTGCAGATGGCCGCGCAGGGATTCGCTGCTCAGGCGCGTATCGAGGAGATGCGTACCGAGCAAGTGGCTCTGGAGACTGACGCGAAGATGACTGAGGCAGCTCTGAAGCACGATGAGAAGGTGCTGGAGAAAGCCTCTAAGTGGGTGGCGAATTATGTCGGGACTGTCCGGCCTACCGTCACCTATCTCTTCATCTTTGAGCTGATCGCCGTGAACGGAGTGATAGCTTGGTATGCCTTCACTCATCCGAGCCTGATTCAGAACATTGATGATCTTCTCAAAATAACCGAGGTGATTTTCACCGACGATGAGATGGCAATGCTCGGCGGGATCATTGGATTCTGGTTCGGGTCACGTTCCTGGAAAAAATGAAGCTCTCCAAAGAGGGCGCGGAGTTGATGCATCTCTACGAGGGGTGCAGAAACAAGCCTTACTTATGCCCGGCGACGATCTGGACGATTGGATATGGCCATGTTCTATATCAAGAGCAGATCAGGCTCCCGGTGGTCAGGAAAGAGGGCTATACGGGAATTCTTAGAAGCGACTTCCCACTCAAAGCGGAGGACAGCCGTGTCTGGTCTAAGGAGGAGATCAATCGACTATTCGATGATGATGTCCAATCTTTTGAGCGGGGTGTTCTTCGTCTTGTGCCCGGTGTGGCTGAGTATCAAGGCGCATTCGACGCTCTTGTCTCTTTTGCGTTCAACGCTGGGCTAGGCAATCTTCAGCGCAGCCAGATTCGCATCAAGGCCAATCGTGGAGAGTGGGAGGCTTCAGCCGATGCTCTCATGGACTGGACTAAAGGCGGCGGGAGAGTGCTTCCTGGCCTGGTGAAGCGCAGGACTGCCGAGAGAAAACTCTTCCTCTCTAGCTTCAAATAATCTTCCATCCTTGCCGCATGGCCCCCTGGTGCGGTTGTCTATACAAGACCCGATCCCCTTACTTGCCTTGTAAGGGTTCTTGACGCAAGACATTGAGATGCTGGTGTACTGGCTGTGCTTGCGCGGCTCTTCTCTCAAGTGCTTGCATTGCTTGCAGAGTTCGCGGTCTTTGTCCCAGGTGTACTTCGGGAGCGTAAACATTTCAGGGGTACGGCTAGGTTAAAGACACTCGAGGTCTTAAGGATTGATCTTTTACGGGCCTCGTACTCACGCTTTCTTGCGTTTGGGTCTGGCTTGGGTTTTCTAGCGTTCGGGCCTGCCCCGAGTTCGTAGAGTGCGCGAGGATACCTTCTTTGGTTCTTGTGGTCTGTGACCCAGCTCTTAATGTGGACAAGCTGTGGGCGCTTTCTGTTCTCTCTGATGAGCCTGAGCATCATCGAGGAGGCGTGGTGAGCGCAGATGCCTAGTGCTTCTGAGATTTCTGCGCTAGTCATTGGCCCGTCTTTGAGAAGTTCTAAAACCTTTTCGTTCTTCATTTCTTGAGGAAGCGGCCACACCTGGTGCAGCGGATACGGTTATTGGTCATTGTTCTGCGATGGAGTCCAAAGAAACAGAGGATTTTCATTTCTTCACCTTTCGCTCTTCATACTTGGCGAGCTGCCAGTTGTCTCCCAAGAGTCGAAGCGACTTGACCCACTTTCTCTGGTAGGCCCGATTCACCTCTCTTGGGAATTCAGGATTGTTCCAATGCTTTCTGGCTAACGTCAGGAGCTTTGTTTTCATTTGACCTCCGCAAGAACACACAAGATGCAAAAGATCACCCAATCAATGAAGCTCATTCCTGCGCCTTCCGATCTGCTTCATCCTCAAGGCGATGAAGCGTTTTGGCACTCAAAGCTTCCACAGGAAACTCCAGGCCATTGATGGTCAGGCTAATGATCTTGGCGCGGCACTCTCCGACCTGAGCCTCGACCTGGACGGTGCAGTCACCGATGTAGGTTTCAAACTCCATTTTTGACTCCAATCACTCGGCGGTTGCGGCCAGATGCACCAGGCTTCCTGAGTCCGGTGTCTATGAGGATTCCAAGGCGCATCAGAGGAGCGATCCTGGGCGTGATGCTCTGGAGGTCTACTCCAGTTGCCTGGGCGATCTCCTCGGTGGTCATTGGGCCATTCGTGTTGATGGCCTCAAAGACTCTGCTCTCCAGGGTTGTGGTGTTGATCTTCGCTGCCTCGTGGGAGGTGTCGGGATCGGTGTTTCGTGCTAGTCCACTCATTTCGTCTTCCTTTCGCTTAACGGACAGGCATATGATAAGCCACCTTATGAATAGGTGGCCTAGTGATTACCCTCAGAAGGGTACGTCCATGTCGTTCTGCTCTCGATGGCGAGGCTTGTCGGACTTCTCCTCTTCACGGGGAGGATTCATGTACGCCCAGCCATTCCAACCACCCTCGACATTGGGGGTGCAGTCCATCTTGAGCATGGGGCCTTTCTTGGTGTCGATGACCGATCCGATCTTGAGGTAACGGCTCTTCTCCTGGCCTTCTTTGTTGGTGTATTTGCCAACAACCACGGAAATCTCATACATGACTCTGCTCATACTGTGCTTTCAATTGAGTTACGGTTGAATCGACTTCTGCCAGGAACTTGACGATCTCGGCTTCCATCTCTGCTATGAAACGCTCGTCCCTCTCGACTCGAGCGACGAACATTTGCATACTCTCTGGCATCCTTGGGTCATAGACCACAAAGTCACACCACTTCTTGTCGGCGCACTTCATCTGAAGCTGCATCTGTTTGAAATACTTATCGGAAATTTTTCTTGTGAGGAGCTGGTCAATCATCGTTGCCGTTTCTGGGCACTTGATCTCCACTAAACCCTCTCCCACAACCCCGTCTGGTGAAGCTCCACACATCTCGATAGTAGGGTGAGGCATGAACCCCACCTCGGTCACCAAAACGCCCATACGGGCCTCATATGCGGCTCTGGCCTCAGCCTCTGTTTGGACTCCCCATTCCATAGCGGCATTTGAGTAAGTCTTGGCAGGCTGGCCTGTGAGTCTCTCAACGACCAGTTGGGCTTTGTAGTTGTCCCGATCTGCTCCATAACCAGTCTTGGTCTTTGCCATGACTTTGTAAACAGAGGATGCGGTGACCTTTCCGGCTCTTAGTTCAAACCATCTAGCAGTTCTTTGGGCTAACTGCTCATCAGCATCTGGTCTAAAAAGTTTTTCCATCACT